GAATTTTTTCTCTTGTTTCAGTATCAGTTCCACCATATACAAAAAATACTTTTCTATCAAAGTTTTTAATTTCATTATATAATAAAACACCATGTTTGTCAACTAATTGAAATAAACATAAAGTATTTCCATTTAAGTTTTTACATAAATTTTTAATAAAAATATTTCTTTTTGGGTGAGATACTATATAATTAATTTCCTCAGCATATGTATATTTTTTAATTCTCTTAGCCTCTTCCTCTGTATGTTTTAAAACTATACAATTAATTTTTAATTGAGCTAAAGTATCATTGTCCATCAACTCTTTTGTAGTAATAATCTTTTTAACTTTTCCAAATAAACCTTCTAAAACTAGTCTATGTGTTTGTGTTCCATCAAGTGTTCCTGTTAAACCAAATCTGTATTTTACATTTCTACATTTTACCATTATATCAGTCAAGGATTTAGCTTTAAATAAATGGGCCTCATCTCCTATGATACAGCCATACCTAGCATAGTATGGTGCGTGTAATTTGTATACTGATTGCCAAGTAGAAATAACGCAGGCCTTAGAAGAACCCTTATCTTGACCTGCGTATACGCGGTGAATATACTCATCTTTCCAACCATAATCAATAAAGTCAGAATACATTTGTTCTACTAACGATGTTGTGGGAACTAGAATTAAAGTTTTTAATCCCATCATGTAATAATAACGAACTAACGTATATATTATTAATGACTTACCAGAAGCGGTAGGAGATAATAAAAGTGTTCTGTTTGTGGATATTGCATGGTGTATCGCATCCAGCTGATAATTCCTAATTTCGATTGCTTTTCCTTTTGAGGTGGGGTGTAAAGAGGTGGCGAAACCTCTAACATCCTCACGAATAACATTCCGTTCATTTTCTACTCCATCTTCCATTATATATTCTATTGAGTTTTTTAAACAAAATTCTTTTATATAAGGAAGTAATCCCACATATATTCTACCATTGTGTGGAGAAAATAATCTTATTTTACCATCCCAAAGTCTTTTACGATAGTGTGGCATAAACTTAGCGCCAGGAACTTCAAAAGTAAAATAATCAGATAACTCTTTTTCCAAACTATCGTCTACTTCTAAAGTTAAGTAGACCTCATTAAGTTTTGAAATTTTCATTACATAAGCCAGCAAGTTATACTATATCTAATTCCTTTTGTAATTTTTAATACTTCGTGTGGATATATAAAATTTGAAGGAAAAACAACTGACGAACCTTTTTTAGTAATAATTGTTTTATCAACAATTTTAAACTCTCCACCCTCATAGTTATCATTTAAAAATAATAATATAGTTAGTTGAGGAAACCCATATACTTGTCCATGACTATGATGAATGTTGTCAATATGCTTTGACATAAACCCACCAGTATTATATTTACTAATACGAAAATCTGTCAGTCTTATACAAGCTAAAGTAGGAAAGTCTTTTTGATATTTTCTTAAAACGAGTTCATATGTTGTTTTCAGTGGCGTGTAAAATGTATGATCTTTTTTTATCCAAAAATCCTCACTTACAACTCTATCTTTTTTTACTACCTTACCACTTGTATGGGTTGCATATGCTGATGTTTCATAATTAATATTTTCATTAATTATATTATCACACAATTTTTCATCAACAATATTCTCATAGTATTTTATATAATTATGTACGTCAATCATTAGTATGTCACTCCTGCCTCAAATTTTTTCCACTCAATAGCATTTTTGATATCCCAGCCACGATTGTCAACTGATTTAATCACACCTTTAGTGTAATCAACAACTGTTTCTAAATATCCAATTTTATTTTCTGCGTTAATTATATCTTCATCAGATGTAATATAAACACTTAAATCTGTTTTTAAAACTTTAATATCAAATGGTTTACTTACATATACTTTTGCATCAGCCTTACCACCATAGTATTCCCACTTTTCACGATACAATCGTTTGTAATCTCCTTTTGCCTTAAACAAAAGAAGTTCAAATTTAGATTTGTGATCTAAATACTTTGCTTTGATTTCTTGATTTTTTAAAGATTCAGTATCTAAGTGTTCATCATCTACTTTCAAGTCTTTTTCAACTTGAAGTTTCAATTCATCAAGGTTCATTACAACTCCATTTATTAAGTATTTAGTGGTATTATTTCATATAATTTATATCTAAAATCTATTGTGGCTGTCAAATATTCTACATCTGTAACATTTTGATTATAATCTAGTCCACTTAAAGCTACTGGAAATAAATCAGAAAAACGAACTTCTACAAGTGGATTATTTTTATTTGATAAGATTGTAAGAGTTGCATCAGAAAAGAAATGTCTATCAGCTACAGCCGAACCAACATCTCCTATATCTTTATTACCACCCTCACCAACTCCTGGCAGGTTTGAACCTCGTGCACGAAAATCTACAAATTGTTGTTTACTTTTAGGAAAACCAATACCAATTAACCAATTGTGAATTTGTTGATAATTTTGTAATTCTTCATCTACAATAAAACTAACAATTAAATTACCAAAAGTAAGTTGGTCACCTAAAATTGGGATACTCTTAAATGGTGTAGGTATAACTAGTTCACCTAAAGATATATCTGGTATGTTTGCAGCAGTAGTAAAAAATTCAACTTTAGGAAGTTGATGTATATTAAACTTAAACTGCGTTGGACTAGAATAATCTAATACAGTTGGTTGTCTACTTAGTGATGTGGGTTCTGTTGCCATACTACTATTTATAATAAAAAAAAGAGGGGATTTATTCCCCTCTTTGAGTTTTTAATTTCAAGTTGGTTAACCCAACTTTTTTTATTACATAAGGTTTGCGACTTTAACTCTTCTGTAATACTTATTACTATTGGCATCGATGGAGATTGCACCATCAGTTGAAGCAGCAACTGTTCCTGTGTGGAATGGGTTAGCTGCGATACCATATCGAGTTTTGAAACCAATTTTTGGTTGGAAAGTATTCTCACCAACTGCACGAACCATTTGTAATGGAACATATGGGCAGTAGAACATACCAGCGTCGTATGGTGATGTACCTTTATATCCAACAATGTAGTATTGTGAAGCGGCAACATTAGAAGCATATGGGTCAACATATACTCTGTAACGACCATTCATAACACCAGCGAATGTTGTAGAAGTATCGTCAACATTCAAGTTGTTGTTTAAAGCAGGAGTGTAATCTAGAACACCAGCCATTTGAAGTGCAGATGCAACATCAGCTGAACAGATGATCATGTTACCTTTTCCTCTACGAGTCTGTTGACCGATAGCATTTGCATCTCTTTCGATTGCAAACATAAGACCTTTAAATTTCTCAACTGACCAACGACCATTTGAGTCTGTGTCTAAGTCAAAGATACCAGCAGTAGTTGTGTTTACTTGTGCACCTTTTACAGCTGAAACGTAGATATTTCTAACAACTTCTCTGTTTATTTCTGCAAGAATTTCAGTTGACAAGATATTGGCCAATTCTGTTTCTGCATCTAGCCCGTGAATAGCTTTAAGGTCTTGAGCAAGTTCCATTGTGTACTCAGCTTTTAGAGCTCTAGTAACAGCAGTAACTGTGTGCTTTTCGATTGAGAAAGCCATTTCAGCGAAAGCATTAGATGTTGTGTCACCTAAAGCTTCACCTTGTGCAGTTGTCATACCAGTTGCAGTTGTGTATGTTCCTGCAGGTGAATCGTTAAGAACCGCTGGATTAGTTCCAGAGATATCTCCACCACCAGTATCACTACCAGCATCTTGGTTAGAAAGCATTGATGGTTCATCAGCAAGAGCCTCTGCACCAGCCATAGATGTGGCACGTGCTCTCATCGCGAAGATAAGACCAGTTGGCCCTGTCATTGGCTGAACACCGCAGATGTCATATGCAATTAGGTTTGGCATGGAACGTCTTACCAATGAGATAAGTATTGGGTCAAAAGTATCTAAAGATGCGTTACCACCGATAAAGTTTGTCGGTGCTGACTCTTTTAGGAAGTTTCTGTCCTCTTTAATTGATTTTTCTTGGTTTTCCAAGATAATTGTAGTAACGGCACGCCTATATGAATCCTCGATTTTAGGTAAATCTGGGTGTTCTAGGACTGGCTGCCACTTTTCTTGTAGATGTTCTGTTTGAAACATTAGTTTCTCCTTTTAAATTTTCTACTATTTATAAAATTGTTCACTTTTGCACGCCTATTTCTTAACAGTCCTACCAATG